TTTACATCGCTTATTCTCATTCTGTTACTCCTAGTGTTTCGTTAATGATTGCCTGTGCCGCCATTTGCAGAAGCATGTACACCCCATCAGGATACTGCTCGTTGGACGCTACTTCAAACATCTCGCCATCTTCGTACATCACAACAGCCACCTTTACCTTTCGTCCCTCCTCCTCGTGTTGTAGTGCTTTGACTACAAACGCTGATAGAAACTCTGATGTGGTGATCTCCTTCTTGTCTTCGTCTTTGTTACCGAACTTGCCTTCTACTACTTTCATTAGCCTACCTCCTTGATCAACCACTCAAGGTAGACCTTGGCTTTCCGCAAGTCCTCTACACCGTTCTTGTACTCGTATCTCCAGAGGTACTTCAAGCAGTTCCCCTTGAGATACCCCTTGTACTCCTGTGGGTGCATGGACGCCTTGATTGCTTCAATGGCCTCTATCGCTCCCTTATTGTAGTGATCGGGTTGTGTCACGGGGTTGTGGTTGTCGCTTGGGTGATACAGCTTACCTATAGATGTCTTAGACACTCTGTCCCACTCCTCTGGTTTAGCTTCGTCTAAAGATCCGTGATTCATAACGTTACCGTGTTTATCCAAATAAGTAGTCCACTCATTCTGCATACTCTCCCTCTTCTTCCTCTAGTTCTTCGTGAAAAGCCTCTATCTTTTTGATTAGTTTGTCCTCAAATCTGTCTAGTATTTCTTCAGATGATATTTGTAAGGCTTCCAGAAGATCGTCAGGATCATATAACCTCAACAGCCGTTCCTTAATTTCTTCTAGTGTCAGAGACATAACTAACCAACTCCTTAAGTGTATCTATATTATACCATAAAATCTCGTGCTTGTCACACCATTCTGCCATAGTAAGTTTGGTACTTTTACTCACTTTCTGATTAGGCTTCATCAGTACAAATATGAGTTCTTGTGTCTCTGGGAGACACTTAGAGATCGCTCTATACTTCTGCGTGTCTCCTGCTCGAAAATATCCTTTGCACTCAATGAGATACGTCCGTCCGTTGAGTTCGTACACAAAGTCTGGTGTGTACTTTCGTTCAATCCTGTACGGGACTTGGAACGGTTCGTAGCTAAAGCCAAATGGTTGTAACTGCGTTGCGACATCTTTTTCAAACTCCGACCTAAAGTTACCCAGCTTGGATTTCCGTGACCTTCGGCTCATTGACCACCTCTGTTAAATATCTTGGACCACTTGAGTAGATGAAGGTTCTTACTTCGGGCCAACAGGTAAATTTGTAGGGACAATAAGAACAACCGACTGCGAGCTTTCTGTTTCCACTCTTGCCATCTGGTACGGTTTCGTGGCATACCTCTGGCGGCTCCGGTTGCTCCACTAGCTTTTTTACACGTTTAATGTGCTCCTCTATGTCGTAGCTTATCTTTTCGTGAACGGGAGCCTGTGTGTCCTCAGAGTCGTACATTAGGTACGTCAGGTGTCCGTTCTGTTTGTCCATCGCTAGCCAACCAAACTTGGTTTCACCTTCCGAATGGGCATACCCTTTAATTTGAGCAACGTATCCAAACGGGTCATCATAAGCCAAACTTCCGTCCTTGAATTTCTTAAACCCAAAAGACGAGACAGATTTAATATCTGTGACAACACCGTCAATTTTACAATCCATAGAGCCTGTAATGCCCTGAACCTCACACTTCTTCTGTTCATCGGTCACCTCGTGTCCTGATAGTCTAGTTAAAAACAATAGCATCTCTTCGATCAGATGCCCATACATAAACTTGACGTAGGTGTTAGGCGTCATCTCCTCTTCTACGTCAGAGTTATTCACTACGTTCCAGAGGTAACGGTCATCACGCCCGATGTTAGACATACGTAGCTTGCGTCCGTCACGCTTCTCTGTGAACAGGTTTGCCATGAGTCGCTTGCAGTTCTCACCAAAGCGGTCAATCTCATCGTACAGATCAACGTCCTCTGGTACTTCTTTGGTAGACACTACGTTGTATATATCGTCTACCAGTGAGTAAAGTTTGTTCATTTGTGTTGCTCCATGAGTTCAGAGATAGCTGACTGTGCTTGCTCTGGTGTGCAATTAAACCACTCGCCTTTACGGTCATACGTTTTCTCTAGTAAATCGTGTGCATCTGACTCAGCAGAGCGTCTGTCAGTCACAGACCAGCAAGTGAACAACTCGTAGTCTCTGAACGGTGAAGACGTTTGGTAGCCGTTGAGTCTGTCCTCTGAGTCTATAGCCATACCGACCTTGACCCACTCAGGGAAATTAGGATTAGTAATGATGTACACCTGTCCTTCCTTACTCAACTCGTACTTCGCAAGACTGCTAAAAGCGGCATCCTCAAACGTCCTGTAGTTTCCTGGTTTGTGCAGGGGATGTGACTTGGGTACGTACTTTCCGTTAACCCGCATCGTCCTGCCTCTGACTTCAACACGCTCACAGAATTTACAGATGTAGTGTTTCTGCTCTAGTCTTTTGGAAGTTACGTTTTCTCCCTCTACCAGAGGTTTATCACACATTCTACAAGGACGATCAGTAGCCATCTTCATATCCTCAGTGAGTCTCAGCCCAAGTTGTTCCCACTTTGTACTCTCCGTCAAGGGGGCATCTGAGGTCAAACGATATGCCAGCCGCCTTGATGCACTCAACTGCGAGCCACCCGAACTTCTCTGCTTGTTCTGTAGCCACCTCCGATTGTATCTCATCGTGTATGTTCCCTATAAACTTGTAGTCAATGTTGTGTTGTGTTGCGTAGTTATCAAGCAATACCAAAGCCTTCTTCATAATGATTGCACCGGCAGACTGCAAGAGCGTGTTCAATGCACTATGTTCTGATCTGACCCAGAGTTTCCGTCCGTCCAATCCGACGAGGTATCCTTTCCTAGAAGCAGATCCAACTCGTTCTCGTAGAGTTTCAAGAGAAGGTGTATTTCGTAGAAAGCGTGTCCTAAGCGCATTGCCATCTTTTGCCGTTCCTCCGACGATGCTTCCAATCTTGGCGTCTCCTGCCCCGTAGAGGAAAGCATAGATGAAAGTCTTAGCTTGAGGTCTTGTTGCAAGTCCAGAAGCAATTTGATTTCTGGTGTGAATGTCGTCTCTAAGCAAGACATCTGTAAACTCCTCGTCGCCCATGTAGTGAGCGAGCATCCGTAGTTCTAGTCCACTAGCGTCAACACCCACTAGCCTCCGTCCTTCTGGCACAATCCAGCAGTCACGGCAGTCCTTTCCGAACTCAGAGTTGACTGATGGAACCTGTGCCATGTTTGGGTTCTGGTGAGTCATACGTCCGGTTACAGCACCGTTAGTAGTGACCCTGCCGTGTACCCTCCCGTCATCCTGTACGTGTTCTATCCACGAGTTGACCTGTGCGTACCTTTTCTGGAGCAAGAGGTATTCCAGTACTTGTTCCGCTTCGGGAACATGATGATTCTCTTTAAGCGCCTTTTCATCAACAACCGGTTTGCCTGTCGGAGTGAGTTCCGACCATATCGCACCCTTAGCTGTAAGCCTGTCGGCCACTTGTTGCCGTGAACCCACGTTGAATACAGTGATCTTATCCTTAAGTCGTTTACCAGTTTTCTCTGAGTATCGCTCCTCAATGATCGGCGGGAAAAGCGCCTGAAGATTCGCTTCAATAACATTCATTCTCTCCTTAAACTTTGCACACAGGATGTGGCACAGTCGCTGATCCAGTAGCCAACCGTTGCGCTCCTGTTGCTGTATGATCCACTGGACCTGATGCTCTAGGTCAATGCTGTCCTGAGAGAAATCAGCTAGCTCCACCTGTAGCCGCTTGTACACCGCTTCAGTCAACTCTGTGTCACGGATACAGTAGTCGATCATCGCTGGTGTAAGCTGTGACCAATCGTTGTGATCGCCCTTTGGGAAGCCTAGGGTGTTACCCCAATTCCGTAGCGAGTGACCACCAGACCGGCTTGGGTCTGCTAGCCTAGAAAGAACGAGTGTATCAATGATGCTGTCCCTGTCAAAACTAACATTCCAAAGGCGACCCAAAACAGGTAAGTCGAAACCGATTCCATTGTGGAAAACCCAACTTGCGTTCGGGCGATCCGATACATACGCTTTGAAATCTTGTTCATTACATATTACCTCCGACACTCCGTTGTTACGGCACACGGCACACCAGATGGTACTAGCGTCCAGACCGTCAGTTTCAATGTCACAAAAGACTAGGTTCAAAACTCTGTCTCCGGTGGGTTAGGGTTAGCACACTCGTGTATGCGTCCGGTAAACTTGTCGTACCGTAGCCAACACGCTGGGCCTGTCTCTCCTGCGTAACGGTTCTTGAGAATCCTGACGCACGTAGTGTTCCTTACGTCCTCGTCCTCGTGTTGCTGGTTACGCTCCATGCCGATCA